GAAGAAAGTCAAGTTGCTAATAGATTTAAGAAACTTGCTGGATTACTATAATTAGGAGAAAATAATCATGAGTGATTATATAAACGATGCTCTTTTAGGAGCAAGTCCTTATAAGAAACAGCAAGAAGAATCCAAAGCTATCGTAGCAAAATGGGAAAAAACAGGTCTTCTTGATGGTTTGAATGAGGATTTTAAAAGAAGTGGAATGGCTACAATGCTTGAAAATCAAGCTCGTCAGTTAATTTCAGAAGCTAGTGGTACTGGTGGTCGTGCTGGTGGCGCTCTAGGTGGTAGTGGTGGTACTAGCTCAGAAGAGTGGTCAGGTGTTGCTCTTCCATTGGTTCGTAGAATCTTTGGTGAATTAGCAGCTCAAGAATTTGTATCAGTTCAACCAATGAACTTACCTTCTGGTCTGGTATTTTACCTTGACTTTAAGTATGGTAAGACAACTGCTGGTACACAAGCTGAAGGGTTTGGTACAGATAATTTTGCTAAAGTTCCAGGTGGTGATGTTGATTCACTACAAGGTAAATCTGGTCCTAACTCTCCGTCTGGATCTTCCGCACCTTATGGTGTTGGTGGTTTGTATGGTGAAGGTCGTTATGACTATTCAATTAATACTGCAGCGGGTGCTGAAAGTACTATAGGTGCAACTGCAGGAGCTGCTGCACATACTACTGCTTCGGCTACTTACAAAGATATTAACTTTAATCAAGAACATTCATCTTCATTAGGTGACTTATATAAAGTTACTTTTGGTACTGGTCAGCTGTCAAGTGCAGATTATAAAGCTGTTAAATCTTTTAATATTTCAGGATCAAGTTCTGGATCTTTCAATACTCAACTGTTTCCACAATATACAACTATAAACGGTGCTGAAACAGAAATTTCATTTATTGTATCTGCTAGTTCTAGTGTAGGTGAAGCTACGAATAAGCTTAAACTGATTTATTCAAAACAACCAACAGAAGCTTCAAGGGGTGACTTTGAAGATACTGCAGGTAATGCTACTGCTGATACATTAGCAATTCCAGAAGTTGATCTTAGATTAACCAGTGCAGCTATTGTTGCTAAAACACGTAAACTGAAAGCAGTATGGACACCTGAATTGGCTCAAGACTTGAATGCTTATCATAGTGTTGATGCTGAAGCTGAATTAACATCAATGTTATCTGAATACATTTCATTAGAAATTGATTTGGAAATCCTTGATATGCTTGTTCAAGATGCAGTAACACAAGACTATTGGTCAGTTACTCCAGGTGAAGACTATAATGGTACAGGTACTACTGAAGCTGCTTGGGATACTACAACATTCTACGGAACACGATTTGAATGGTGGCAGACACTTGTTTCAAAGATACAGAAAGTATCTAATGAAATTCATAGATTAACTATGAGAGGTGGTGCTAACTTCGTTGTTTGTTCACCTAAAGTGGCTACTATCCTTGAATCAATTCCTGGATATGGTGTAGCAACAGATGGTGATAAACAATCATTTGCGGCTGGTGTTCAAGCAATCGGTTCATTACAAAATAGATGGACAGTTTATAAGAATCCTTATATGACTGAAAATCAAATCTTGGTTGGTTTTAGAGGTTCAAACTTCCTTGAAACAGGTGCGGTTTACGCTCCATATGTTCCATTGATTATGACACCTCTTGTATATGATCCATCTGATTTTACACCTCGTAAAGGCGTAATGACCAGATATGCTAAGAAAATGATAAGACCTGAATTTTACGGAAAAATTGCAATCAAGGATTTAAACTTGGTGTAATTTAACATAAAATAAAAGTTAAAACATAAAAAAAGAGGGATTTATTTCCCTCTTTTTTTGTGCAATCATTATAATATCTCACCCTTTTTGTTTTTGATGTTTTTTTAATTGTTTTTAATATTTATATATGACTTATAGTATTTTAATGTAAACGGAGAAGACGATGCCAAAAGCAGATTATATTTATTCAGATCCAACAAATCATGCGAGTGGTTCTACACCACATGGAATTTATGATGATGATTCTATATTTCAGACTGATAGTTTAACTGTTTGTAAATGGGTAGCTAAGAGATTAGGTCATCCAGTATTACAACTTGAATTTGATAGTGGTTCAATTTACGCTATGTTTGAAGAAGCTGTATCAGAATATTCATTACAATTAAATTATTACAATACAAAGAATTGGTTATGGGAACATTATGGTGCTACAAATAGAGAAAGTGGTTCAACATTTAGTTCAACAGGTTCACATGAACCAGAATCACCACACATGGGAACGACATTTATGCTATCAGAGCAGTATGGTGAGGCTGTTAATGTTGGTGGAGATGTAACTTTATATTCAGGTTCAATTACACTTACTGGTTCAAAACAACAATATGATTTACAAGCTGATTCAAATCTTGAATCTGGAGATAGTAGTACCAGACTTGAAATTCAAAGGGTATTCAACTATGGTCCTTCAGCAGCATTTAAATTCTATGATCCGTATGCGGGTTCATTTGATCAACAACAGATGTTAGATGCGATGGGGATGGGGAATGTATCACCAGCTGTATCATTTATTTTAAGACCATTACATTATGATGTGTCTAGAATGAAAGCGATTGAGAACAATGATTATTTACGAAAATCAAATTATTCATTTGAATTGGTAAACAATAAATTAAGAATTTTTCCAATACCTGTTAGTAGTAGTGCTGGTGATAAGATATATTTTAATTATTATTTAAGAAATGATATGACTGATGTAACAAAATCAGTGAATAATAGTAAAGTGTCAGATCCAAGTAATATTCCATATAAATTTATTACATATTCTGAAATCAATTCAGCTGGTCGTCAATGGATACGAAAATATGCATTATCTCTTTCAAAGGAGTTGATTGGTATTATCAGAAGTAAATATGCATCAATGCCATTACCTAATGGTGAGGTAACATTAGATGGTGAATCGTTAAAGTCTGAAGGGAGAGAAGAAAAAACTCAATTGTTAGAAGAAATTAAAGAGTTTCTTGAGGCAGTATCTTTAAGTGAACGTTCTAGACAAGAACAGGAACAAGCAGATGCTCAACAGTCAGTATTGAATAAAGCCCCATTACCAATTTTTATAGGATAATATAATGTCAAGAACAAGTCCATTTTTTTTACCAGCAAAAGAAATACGAATGATTGATTCAATGAATGAAGAGTTAATTGATGAGTTAATTGGTCAATCGGTTGATATTTACAAAGTAAATATAGATAACACAGATGAAAATCTTTATGGTGAATCAACAACAAAGTATTATGATGTAGGTTTTAGAGTTAATTGTTTAATTTTATTTAATGAGCCAGAAGTCATTCAAGATGAATTTGGATCTGATGTTAATTCTAACATTGAGATGTATTTTCAACGGAATAATTTAGCAAGTGGTTCATTGAATTTTTATCCAGAGATGGGTGATATTGTGGATTGGAATGATTTTTATTGGGAGATGAATTCAGTGACAGAACCACAATTGATTCATGGTCATCCTGGATATAAACATTCAATTGTAGCAACGGCACATCGTTCAAGATTATCATCATTACAAATAGAAGAGAGGCCAAGATAATGAGTTTAAAAGAACATATAGCAAGATTTGAGGAGTCTTTAGGAGAATCTTCAATTATCAATTCAACTTTTGAAAAAGAGCAAATAGAAGATAAAGAGCAAATTATTGAAAAGTTAGAAGAAGAAACACATAATTTATCTAACCAAGTTTTTAATTTGGAAAGTGAAAAGAATAATATTTTACAAGAGTTAAATAAAGCAAGATATTTTGAAGAAGGTGTTTTTTCAATAAAAGAAAAAGATTATATAAATGAAATTAAATCAAAAGAAAATATTATAAAAGAAATTAAATCGGAGTTTAATCCTTTATATAAAAAAATAGATGAACAAAAGGTTAAACTTTCTTATAAAAATGATATAATAAAAAAATATACAAACATAAATAAAGAATTACATGAAAAAATAAATAAACTTAATTATAGGTTAAATTCTGAAAATGAAAATAGTAAAGAAATTATTGGTGAAATTAAATTAGAAAGAAAAAGGACTTATCAAGATTATGTGAATAATTTAGATGCTTATGAAAATACAATAACATCAAAAAATGAGATGATAAATAATTATAAAACTAAATTAGAAGAATCTTTAGATAAGTTAAAAGAAGCTAATAATTTAATTATTAATTTAAAGAAAGATATTAAAATTAATGAAAATGTAAGACAAGAATTAAGAGAAAAAAATGAAAGATAGGAGATAATAATGGCATACGAAAACAGAAAATATATGATAATCCCATTTGCTGATGTAACAACAGAGATGACTGACAATGCTATGGAAAACCCTGCTTATTTAAGGCATTCTATATCTGGAGTAGACAGGGTTATATTGAAGTTTGAGGGAGACACACCTGAAGTTTTTGATGGAATTACGACTTATACTCATCCAGAGATATTGGCAATACTGAATGACTCTGATGGTGATTGGGTGGATTCTGGTGATTAAATTCTTGGCAGGTTAATTAAAAAACATGGATTATTAGGAGTGCTTATGGTAATTGGTAATTTGGAAGTTAAAATAACAAAGACTAAAAAAGATGACAAGGCTTGGGAAAAAATGAAAGATAGGAAATTATAATAATGGCAGTTCAACAGATATTAGGAAAAAGAATAACCAAATATGATATGAATGACCCAAATTATAAACCACTAAAACCGAAGATTGTAGAAGAGGTTAATGGTAATTTAGTTGAAAATCAGACAGAAGATAACATATATGGTGAAAACACTTATCAAGCTCCGACAGAATCTAATGGGAACTTAAAATTAGAACAGATGATGTCAAAGATGATGGGAAAGATTGATAAGTTTGGAAATAGAATAGATAGAAAAGATAGTCAAACTGGTACAGAAGCTATTGAAGTAGATATACAGAGAGAGATAGCAATAAGTAAAGTTGACATGAGTGCTGTTAAATCAGAAGTTATTAAAGGTAAAGTTAAAACAAAGAAAGATAAATTAAAAGCTTTAAGACGAAGGAATAGAAAATAATGGCTGTTAAACCAATTACAAATAAACAAGTTGTTAACAAAAGTGAAATAAATCGTGGGAAACAAAGATCTACAAGAGATATAACTGCAGGACATGGTAATCGTAGTAAAACTTATATACCGGGATTAGATTTTACAAAGAATTATTCTATTACATTAAAAGATGTTGATACGTCTATAATGAATTATGTAAAAAATGTTATACGACCAACTATTAGAGAAGCTAATGAAACGTTGAAAGTAACTGTAATGTATGGTAATGAAGAACGATGGAAGGCTGTAAGGAAACGTGGTGTTATTAGGGATAAAAATGGTTCATTTATTCTTCCATTAATAATGTTAAGAAGAACAGAAATAAGTAAAAGTGATACATTACCTATGTTTGAGCATGATGTGAAAAGAAAATATACAGATATAGTTCGACAATCAAAATGGTCAAAAGATAATCGTTATGATAGATTTTCGGTTCAGACAGGGAAAAAAGCTGTTTATGAAAATTTTGTTACAACATTACCAAATTTTGTAAATATTACATATGAATTTATATTGTGGACAAATTTTATTGAACAGATGAATCCACTTGTTGAAACATTTTTGGAACAAAATAATAATTATTGGGGTGATTCAACTGATTATAAATTTCTATGTAAGTTAGATTCAATATCAGATGCGTCAGAAATGAATCAAGATGGTGAACGATTTATAAGGTCAACATTTTCAATAATAACAAATGCATATCTATTACCAGAAGAAACAAATTCAGTTGTTACAAATAAAATTTCAAATTTACAAAGAAAATTAACACCATCAAAAGTAATATTTGGGTTTGAGGGTGATGCGACAGATAAACAAGTAGGAAAATAAATTAATGTTTTAATAAAAAAATCATATATTTATATATATGATTATTTAATAAATAATATATAACAGGAGGTTATAACATGGCAGAAGAGTCAAAATTAGTAGAAAAATATGAAGAAGCTACAAAATTTACAGAAGAAGAAATTAATAAATTACAAAGTTTACAAGAATCATATATGGATGTTCAGAATAAACTTGGTCAGATAGCTGTTGCTCGAATGAGATTACAACAACAGTTAGATTCTTTTGATAACACTGAAACGGATTTACATAAAACATTTGGTGAAGTTCAAACTGAAGAACAGGAATTTATGAAAATTATCACATCTAAATATGGAGATGGTACATTAGATCCAACTACAGGCGTATTTACACCACATAAATCATAATAAATACAATAAATATAGTTGTTTTGATTTTTTGTCATATATTTATATATGAAAAAGTATATTCTTTTTTGATATAATCAAAATTAATAATTTAATAGATTTATAGGAGAAAATAAATGCCATCAAGTGAAAAAATTATAAGTCCTGGTGTATTTACAAATGAAATAGACCAATCATTCTTACCAGCGGCTATAGGTGAAATAGGGGCAGCTTTGATTGGCCCAACAGTAAAGGGTCCAGCTGGAATACCAATAGTTGTAAATTCATATTCTGAATATCAAGCTAAATTCGGTGATACATTCAAAAGTGGTAGTAGTTATTATCAGTATTTAACATCACATACAGCAAGAGAATATCTAAAACATTCAGGTAAAATGACTGTTGTTAGAATATTGGCTGGTTCATATAGTGAAGCAAAATCATATGTTCAAACTGGAAGTTTTGATGGAACTTATTATACAGGTAGTGAATATAATAGTAATGGATCTGGTTCATGCAACACATCTGGAAATTCATCTTTTACATTATATACATTATCACATGGATCTTTACAGAATAGTACTAATCCAAATAATTCCGGAACTGACACTGGTGGTAACGAATCTGGTAGTATAGGTGTAAATAATATACTAAT